GAAATCATGGACACGCTGATGCGGCAACTCTCGAAGAACCTTGAGAGCGGCTACGTGTGCGGCCCTGGTGTTGATACCAGCACCACTACCCCCGGCACCACGAACGGCCCTACGGGAATCTTCAAGAACGAAACCACCACGAACCGCGTGACGGCAACCAGCACGGGCACCACGCGCGCGCTGTCGATCACCGCTGGCCTCACGGTGGCGAACCTCCTCAAGATGCGGTATGAGTCGCTGCCCGCGTCCAACTGGGCCAACGCCGCGTGGATCATGCCGCAGGATGTTTACGCTGCTACGTCCAGCATCCTTGCGAACAACGTGCCCATCCTCACGCCGAGCGTTGATCGTGCGATCAGCACGGCGGCTGGATTCACGCTGTTCGGTCTGCCCGTGTACGTCACCGAGTACACGCGCGTGAGCACGGCTGCGGCTGGCGTCAACGTGCTGGCGGTGCTGGGCAACATCCGCGATGCTTTCTCCATCCGCGAATGGGGCGGCATGACCCTCATGCGAGATGAAATTTCTCAGGCGGCATCGGCGCGCGTGCGCTTCTACGGCACGATGTTCGCGCAGTCCGCACACACCCGCGTGAAGTCGCTGGTGCAGTTGGCCGTCACCAACGCCTGATAGGTTCACTCTCACCGCCGTGGGGCGGGTTGGTTCGCCAACCCGCCCCAACGGTTGGGGGCACGAATGGCAATCGACATAGCGAAAGTCAGAGCGTGGGCGCGAAAGAGTCATCAGGACGATGACGCTGCGCTGAATATCGCGTGGGAAGCGGCCACGCGGGAACTGGAGATGCGCACGGGCTGGTGCGCCGTGCCCGTCACGCGCACGCAGTACGTGCCCTATGAACCGGACAATGAGGAACGGCTAGTGCGGTTGGAGCGCCAGCCAGCGACAGTTGCAACGTACTTGGTGGGCGCAACGCCAACGGCGCTGACGCTGGTGCTCAAGAACGGCATTCACTACGCCAAGATGCCAGCGGGCCTTACCTACCCGCAACTGATCACCGTCAATGCCGGAAACGCCGTGCTGAATCCGCTGCTGGAGATGGCGTTGCTCCAGCGCACAATCCAACTGGAAGCCAGCCGTGGCGATGACACGGCCACGCTGCCCGGGGACTACTGGGATCGGATTACGGCCATGCTTGGCAAGGGCATCGGGTAGTGCCTGGGCACGTTCCATCCGGGATGCTGCGCGTGCCGATGACGTTGCAGAATCCAGTTGCCACCATCGACCAATGGGGGCAGCGCGGGGAAGCGTGGGTAAACGTGGCAATCCTGTACTGCCACGTTGAGATGGCGCAAACCAACGAAGTCATGGATGACATGGGCAACGCCGTGCGCACCGATTGGCGCGTGCTCTCCAGTTACCACCCGAGTTGCAGCACCCGTTCACGGCTGCTCTGGAATGACAACGGCACGCAGCGGACGTTCAACGTGCGCGCGTGCTGGGACAGGGATCAGCGGCGGCGGCGGCTGGAAATCGAAGCCACCGAGGTGCTGCCATGAGTATGCGGATCACCGTGCAGGATGCCGAGGTACGGCGCGTGCTCCAGCAGTTGCCCAAGCAGATTGCCACGAACGTGCGCAAGCGCGGGATGCGCAAGCCGCTGATGAAGGTGCGAGATGACCTACGGCGATTGTGGGGCAAGGCGAAGTTCAAGGGCAAGGCACCGCACCGGCGGGCCATTGCCAGCGCCACCCGCATCGACATTCGGCGCGTGCAGAATGGCAGGATTCGCGGCAGCGTTGGAGTCATGTACGGCGGCGCTGGCGGCAAGGCGGCAAGGGGGCGGCAGCGGATTTGGCATTTGCTTGAGGATGGATTCCGGCACGCAAGCCGTGGTTCATCCGATGCGTACTCCAACATTTCGCAGGAACTGCGCGGCCAGCGCGATGCCCGACACGCCTACGTGAAGAAAGCGCGCAAGGCGATATTTGAGCGCATCAAGGGAAAGAACTTCCAAGCCAAGACCGAGCGCCGCAAGGCGATGCAAGCGATGTACGCCAGCGCACGGGAGCAGTACGCGGAACTGGCGAGTTACACAGACAAGCGGCGCGGCAGGATTGCGAAAGCCATGAGCATGGCGAAGCGCATTCGTGGCCGTGGGATTTCGCGCGGCTACGTCACCGCGAACGGCGCGCGCGTATTCCGGGAGATATCGCAATCCATCCTGCGTGAAGCGCGCGCGGCGCTCAAGGGGGCAGCATGAGCCTCAGGAATGCCATGCTTGCCGTTATTGATCGGATGCAAACGGCAGCCAATTCTGTGGATGTTCCGCTGTTCTCAAGTATTCGCGCAGCCGGAAGCAGTACGCCGTGCTGGATTTGGGATGTACAGATATCGCGCGTGCCGATGCTGCGAAACGGAATTTGGGAATGGTCGACCAAGGCCAGCGCCTACTGGCAAATTGAACTGACTGTGACCATCGTTGGAGACTCGCTGGATTACTGCTTTAGTAACTTGTCGGATCTGCACGTGGAGTTTGATGGCGGGCCATACACAATCACCGTTTCCACCGAGACATACAAGATGGCGGTTGAGGCATTTGGCCCGTTCAGCACCGATGCGGCAACGCCTGATGACGGGCAGCAGGATGCCGAGCGCAGCATTTCAGGCACGATCTCAATTCACATCACGGAGGTGTAATCATGGCATTAATCCTTGGATACGGCGGCAGCGTCAAACTCAACTTTCAGAGCAGCAGCGCGGTTGCTTTCCCCGTGCGCAACGTGTCGGTTTCCCATGAGCGGAATTCCATCGACACTACCGCGCTGGCGGATTTCAGAGAGAAGCGCGCACCAGGGCGATGGCGGCGCACCGCTACGTTTGACATGATTGCGCAGGACACTAGCAGCGACAACGCGCTACGCACGCACATGACGCCAGCCAGCGTTTCCGATGCGCAGAACCGAACCGTTGCGCTGGCATGGTCTGACGCGGGCGGTATTTCTTACACCCTTACGGGGCACATCACCAGCGCCGCGCGCAGCGATGACGGCAGCGGCCCCGGCACTTGGTCGATCACGATTGAGGAAGCCTGATGCCGATTGACGTTGCCAAATTCACGGGCCGCACGCGCACGGTTGCCATTCCCGAAATCGGGGAAGTGATCGTGCGCGAACCGAATCTTGCGGACTACAACCGTGCCCAGCATGATCCTTACTGGTGGGCCGGGTGCGTGACGCTGCCGGATGGCAGCGCGCTGGTTGCGGTGCCGTCAGACTTGGGGCGGCTGCGCGGCGACATTGCCGCCGCGCTGCTTGAGGCGGTGAACGAGCCGCGCCCTACGGTGCCGCCGAACGGCGGCTGTGGAGAATCGCCAGCCCCGAGCAACGCATGATGATGCCTGGTGCCATTGCCAAGACCGAACTAACCACGCTGGAGCGCGTTGAATTCCTGCTTGGCGTGCTGGCGTGCTCAAGCACGGGGCGCAAGCCGCACGAACTTTTCCCGTGGGTGCGCAACGGCATCGATGAATTCATGCGGGAGGTGGGCTAATGGCCGAGCAACTGAAAGCCGTGATCCGCGCCGAGGTTGATCCGTCAGGCGTTGTCACGGGAGTAAACCGCGCAACCGCCGAGTTGCAGCGCCTGAACCAAACCGCAAGCCGTGGCGCAATGGCGGCTGGTATCACGGCATCCCTCAACACCATTCAGGTGGCATACGGCGTTGTTAGCAGCATCGTTGGCAAACTGAACGAGCGCGCGAAGAGCCTGACCGAAACCACCACCAAATACGATCTTGCCGCAGCCAACGCCAAGACGCGGTTTGAGGTGGAGCAGATCAAGGCGAACAAGCGGATTGCCGCTGCCCTGTCCCCGGCGGTGCAGGAGAGTTACCGCATCCAAACCCAGCAAGCACGTTCCGGCGCGGCGCGCGTGGAGCGTATGCGCGGCGTGATCGGGGAAGGGATCGTTGGGCAGACCAAGACGGCGCTTGCTGCGCAAAGCCTCACCAACCAAGCCGCCGACATTGGCGGCGGTGCGCTGGGTGCCGTCACCAACGCGGCTACGTCACAGGCCGGGATGACGGCGCTTTCATACTCGCCAACGTCCCCGATGTTTGGGATGCGCATGGCGCTCCTGTTCAAGGACATTGCCACAGGCATGAGGAGTCCCAATTAATGGGCACATGGGTAGCAGTCGAACGTCCCGAGAGCCGCAACTATTCGGTTGCGCAACCGGGCACCGAAAGCACCATCGACCTGGTGTACTTGGTGCAATGGCAAGCGGCCAGCGCGGGAGACACGTACCCCGGCGAAACTGGATTGTTTGGTGCCGTTCCACAGGTGCGCACCCGTTTGCCCGCTGGTGTGTACGGCAGTTTGCCGTGGCTCAAGACGTTCGTTTGTCGCAGCGTGGATGCCACGATGCTGCGCGAATCGCCGTTCACATGGAACGTGGTGTGCAGATTCAGCACGCTGCAAGTGAACGATCAGGGCGTGCACGTTGCGATTACCCGGCAATCGGGCACCCGACAGGCGAACGTGTGGCGCATCAGTCCCACGATCCCGAGCAACGGCACCGTTGCGTGGCCGGGAAGCGTGGTTGACATTGGCGGCACGAAAGTGGATGTGGCTGGGAATCCCGTCACCTACGAGATTCCGCAAATGCAGATTTCGGTTGAGGTGCTTTGGGATCGAACGGCGCAGAATGGCGGCACCGTTGGTGAACCGCCAACCAGCAGTTTCACCAGCCAAATCGGTACGCGCAACAACGCATCATTCCTTGGTTGCGACATTGGCACCCTGGTCTACCGTGGCTTCACGGTTAGCCCGCAGTATGAGTATTACCGCATTCAGCATCAATGGCTTTGGGATCAGCAGTACCACCTAGAGCAGATTGCGCTGCCGATGCCTGACGGCGCGCCAGTATGCGAGTCGATCACCAGCATTGCGGGCGTTGATGTGCTGCAATGCAGCAAGGTGGGTTTCTTTCAGAAGTACCCGAGCACCAGCACGCATAGCAGTCTGCTACTCGCCGCAAGCCTGTCCGAAATCACCGCACCCAAGCCGAGCGCCGTATGAGTTGGGCACGCCCGATCTTCAATTCCGGTCTGTGGGGCAGCGCAAATCGCGCCGTGGTTTCAACATGGATGCGCGGCAGCGCGATGGCGCAGGACAACGAAGAAACGTTTGCTTGGGCGCGGCGCGAGATGCGCGGGCAGAAAGTATGGAGCGTTGGACTGGTATTCCTGACCAACGCCACGCTAATCAGCGGCGCGAATCCGCACCGCTGGCGCTACACCACCGTGGCCGCGTACCCGGACAATCCCGATGGTGCTGCTGGCGCGGTGCTGCCGAGCGAACTGCGGCGCTCGTACACCAAGGCGTACAACTTGCGCGAGTGGCATAACACCGCGCTGTACGTTGACAATATGCCAGTCAACGCGCCAGTTGTCACCGTTGGGCCTGTCGGTAGCCGCTGGGCCGCTGGCGTGTGGCCTACTGCCGAGTTGTATGCGCTGGTGAATCTGTACGTGACACGGGATCGGGCGGGTAAACCGTTCCCGTTCTTTGATCGCCCCAACCCCATACGGTGCTCCTGATGGCAAACCTGTCTCTCGCAACGCCGATTCTGCCGCAGCGAATCACCATCAGAAGCCAATGGGAACTGGATTTCCACGTTCATGAGGGCGGGCAAAATTTCAACTGGAACGGCTGGACGCCGCGCGCTGTGTTTGACATAGGCGCGGGAAATCTGTCGTATCAAGTTGCCGGAACGGTGCTGAATCAGTCTGGCGGCACCGCGCGCATCCTGCTGACAAGCACCGAAACCGGAGACTTTGACGTTGGGGCTGGGTGCTTTGGGGAAATCCTGCTTTACGCGCGCAATACCGCCCAAACCGTTCAACGCGCAATTGCCGTCATCCCGTTCCAAATCGCCGTAGGAGACATTCCATGAGTATGTATTTCCGCGCCGCAGCCGTTGCCAGCAATTTGCCGGAAGGATCGTGGGGATCTATCACGGGATCGCATTCGAGCACACCGCCAACCATCGTTTGGGCAACGCCTGGTGGCGGCACTACGGTGCTTGCGAATGCGAACTACCTGAACCTCACCAACGGTCTGTCAGGGAATCAGATTCGGCTGACTATCGAAGATTGCGATACGTGCGCATTTGGCCTTCTCTATTACTGCGAGCGCGGCGGCACGCCGCAGATTGCCGCCGGAGGATGGGAAAACAAATCCCGCACCACGGAAATAGCCGTTGGTATGGCAATCAATGCGATGGACTCTGATATTGGAATTATCAGCGTGCAGGAGCGCAGCAATAATGGCGATGTTCAGTACCGAATCAAGTTTGACGTTACTGGTTTGTAGTGCGCTTGCCGGGTGCGCCAGCCCCACGGCAACGATTGCGCGCGAAGCGGTGAACGTGCGCGAAGCGGCGGCGGCGGCTGAACGGCACATGGATGCGGCGCGGGCGGAACTGGATCGGATCAGCGCCAGCGCCAATCAGGTGAGCATGGCAACCGCCTACGTTTCGGATGACGAATCGCCTGTGCTGCTTGCGATGAAGTACGGCACGTACATTGCTGGTGCGCTGGCAATCGGCGCGGTGGCCTACACAATCAAGACAAGGACATAGACCATGCAGGATTGGCAAATCACGGTTTGGCTGTGCTCCCTCATGGTTGCGATGTTCGCAGCCGGTTGCGGATACGGCTACACGTTCTCGCGCAACAAGACACGAAAGGCACCCCATGCTCGCAAGCGTTGAATCGTTCCTAGGTTCCCTTTGGTTTGCCGTCATGCTTGGCATGATCGGCCTGGTGGCGGGCTGGGTTTACTGTCAGCGCAAGGGCAAGCGGTGACGCAACGCCGATGCTGCTGCGGATCGGGCGGGCAGGGCTGTTGCTTCACGTTCAACGTGACGGCAACGCATATGCAGAGTTGCACGCTGCAAACGACAGTCACGAACTGCGAGAAGGTGACCGAGTTTTGCACCATCAAATCATTCAGCGTCACCAACGCTTACACGCAACAGGTTGGAGCGTTGCAGCCGCAGCAGTTTGTCGTTTCGACCGAGCCTAACCCGGAGAATCCTTGCGATTGCTACGGGCAGCGGTGCGTCTACACATGGACTCCATCGGGAACCACGTTCAATCGGCAGATCAACTTCACGCTAGGTTGCACGGGATCAATTCCGCAGACGCCCACAGGAGAGATAGTTGTCGGGCGTGAATCCGCGCCGTTGTGCCCCGGGCTGGCGCTCCCGTTCTGCGGCTGCTGCGGGCCACCGTTCGTTTCGCTGGTCACAATTGCGTACTCCGCGTGCATACCAGCGCAGACCGTCAGCGGCGCGTGCGGGGATGCGCTGTACTACAACATCAACAACCTTGGAATCAAGTACGCTTGGTGCACAACGTTCCGCGCTTACTACTGCTGGGACAGCCGCACGCCGTGCGTGCTTACCCTCAAGTCCATTGAGGGATCAGGCGGCGCAGCGCAGCCATCATCCGGCCCGGGAATTCCCGGGGATGATTGTGATTGCAACGATGGATTGGGCAACATGATCATTTCGCCAGCGTGCCCCATTCCACAGTTGATGTTCTGCGCGCCGTTCACGGCTGGCAATGCGGCGCTGATCTACCAACTGGCGGGGCAACCGCCACTTACCCTGACGGGCAGTTCCTGCGCGTGCCCATAGTCCGCACCCACAATACCGTTCGCATCGACCAGCAGCCCCAGCCGGGGCCGGGGCTGGGGGATGCCGTGGCTGCGGCCACAACTGCCGTTGGCGTGAAGCCTTGCGGCGGCTGCGCGCGCCGGAAGGAAGCCATGAACCGGGCCACGCCGGGATGGGTGCGCCGAATCTTGGGCCGCATATTTGCCGGAATGAAGGAAATGTTGCACCGCAGCCGATAGATTGCAGAAGCGGGATGCACCCGCAGAAAGAGAGTGAGCATGAGAGTGAAGCAAAGTGAGTCGCAACAGGTGCGAATCAGCACCCAACTGTGCGAAGCCGTCACCAAGTTGGCGCACGCCGAGCGCCGCACGTTCCGGGCGCAACTGGAATTGATGCTGGAAACCGCGCTGACGGCGGCGCAGGAGATGGAAACGCGGAAGGGGGCCACCGATGGCGAATGACATTTCCGTGGTTGCTGCGCCGCTGTCCCCCACCGAACTGGTGAAGCGCAACGATGAAGCCATCCGCGCGGTGCGCCCTGCGGTTGAAGCGCACCACATCATGCACATCAAGGGGCGGCGGTACTTGGGCGTGGCCGGGGCACAGGCCATTGCCACCGCGATGGGCTACACCACCGGGCTGGAGTCTCTGCGCTACGTGCCGCGCACAGAGCACCTAGCGGGGTATTGGGAAGCCATCGTTGCCGTGCTGCTGGATGGGCGCACCGTTGGGCGCGGAGCGGGCTGCGTCTTTGACAATGAATCCCCGTGGAACCAGCGCGCGCAGTTCGCGCGGCAGATGATGGCGCAGACCAGGGCGACAGGCCGCGCGCTCAAAGGGGTAATGGGCTGGGCGTGCGCGATCATCGGCGCGGAAACTAGTCTTGCGGAGGAGATGCCCGAGCAGGACGAAACCCCTGCGCGCGCGCCCAGCAAGGCGGTAATCGCAATCGAAGCCGAGCGCGTGATTGAGGGCGGCTGCGCTGGCGTGGAGCACGGCAAGACGAAGAAGGGCACGGAGTATTGGCGCGTTGGCATTGAGAATGAGCGCGGCGGTGCGGATTGGTTTACGTCCCTCACGGCGGTGCCCAACTTGACCGGGCACATCGTGGAACTGCGGATCGGCAAGCGCGTGGTTGACGGCGTTTCGCGCGATGTAGTCACCAGCGTCACAGACAAGGAAGGTGCGTAATGAGCACAGAGAAGATCGACCCGGAATGTGTGCGCGGCGTGGCGCGCGTGGATCAAGACATGGCACGCATCAAGGACATTGTGAAGAGTCAGAAGCCGGAAGCCGTGGAAAGCGCGATTGAAGCGGTAATGCGGCTGGAGCACGATTCGTTTGAGGCGATGCGCCACATTGCCGTTGGCATGATGGAGCACGGTTGGAACGATGCGAAGATCGAACGTGCGATGGGCAAACTTGCGAAGCACACGCTGGCAACGCCCGATGCGTGGCTGATTTCCCTGCTGGCTATCTACGGATGGAACCGCATGGCCGAGGAGATTTGCGATGCGCGCAAGATGGATGCCGGAATACGTGCTGAGTGAGGAAAGCCAGCGGTTGCTGGATGAAGCAGCAGGGCACCGAACTGCCGATGCGAAGTCGGCGCGGCGGCAGGATCGCTACCCGCTGGGGGATGTTTCCCAGCGGGTGCGATTTGACCGTAACGGGTTTGCTGCCGAGGCGGTGGTGCGGCACCATTTCGGGCTAGACCCGATGCCGCGCGTAGCCGCCTATGTCTACGCGGCTGCTGATATCCGGCTGCACGGCAAGTTGGTCGATGTGAAGTGCACCGAGCACCCGCAGGGATTGCTGCAACGGCACACCAAGGCCAGCAGCAAAGCCGAGGCGTATTTGCTGGTGGTGCGGAGCGATCTGCGATACACGCTCATAGGCTGGCTACCAGCCAAGGAACTGATGCGAGATGACAACCGAGGAACGGGCCGATGGGCCGAGGCATGGATTGCGCGGCAGGAAGCGTTGCGGTGCATCAGCACCCTGCGGCCCTGGTGTATGGGTGCAGCAACGTGAGGTGTGGGCGTTGAAATTGCCCGCGCGCACCAAAGTGGTGCTGCTTGCTTTGCTGGACTACGGCGCGCGTGCTTTCCCCAGCCAGCGCACGCTGGCGGCGAAATGCGGCATGAGCGTTGCCACGCTCCAGCGGGTGCTGGAGGGGCTGCGCCGGGACAACTTGGTAGCAACCGAGAGCAGGGGCAAGGCGCTCCGGTACTACGTCAAATTGAGGGATCAGATACCTCAAATTGAGGTAGGTGATACCTCAAATTGCAGTAGGGATCAGAACTACCCTAATGAACCAGCCAAGCCTAACGGCGTGGCGGGCGGGCTGGAC